TTATTTTCTCTTGTATATTAAAGAATCATTATTTTTCTTTATAATAATTTTATTAATAAATGTACAATCTTTTCTTTTATACAAATTGCCTATTTGTTGCTTTATATTATTTAGAGTTAAATCAGAATTTGTTATATCAAAAATGAAGTTATTACTTTGTTTTTTCTTTTTATAAACTGAATGATATAAAGCCTGTTTACTTTTGCTGGTTATTTCTTTTAAATCCCAACATTCACCTCTAAATAAATAATCAGCAGTTTGTATTCCTTCTGGATTATTTATCCTAGGTAACATATATAATTCCCCACCAAGCGTATTTTCTAACCATTCAGCAATTTCTTTTTCTGCTTTAGAATAGTCTAAAACAACGTTTTTACCATCGACTTGATACTTTATATTATCCTTTTCAAAATATTGTCTATCTTGAACTTTATGACTATTAGGAGTTGCATTACCAAATAACTCCTTTGTAATATCTGAATAGTTGGTATTAATATCATTTATTTCACTATCTATATTTTTTATATTTTTATTAGTTTCTTTTATCTTTTCTTTATCCTCATTATGAATAGCAACTTCTTTTATTCTCTTTTGTTGTTGCTTTTTTCTATTTAATCTGTTTTCTTTTTGTTGCCTTTCATATTCTTTTCTATTTTCTTCTTCATCATAATGTGGTTGACTTGGTTCATCTATACCAGGAAAATAAGGATAAAAGTTATGCCTACAATTTACTCCACCAAGTCCTAAAATGTCTCCATATCCAGTTTCAGTATAAAAGTTATCGTATTTATCTGAACCTTTAAGTTTATATACTTTTCCTTGCCAGTGTGCATGATTTGTTATTGGATTAACACCATCACCAGTTCTTGCACCCAGATGGCTAGTAACCTCAACATATTCTGCATCTAATTCTTCACACATCTTCATTGATGATCTACAAGCAGTCTGAATTATTGCAGTTACTATATCTCTTTTTATTGTACCTTGCAAAGAGTATTTAACTATTGTTCCATCTTTTCTTTCATATGAAGCACATTTAATACCTTTTTCTGCCATTTTATTTAATGCTCTTTTAATTGAACTTTGATAATCAAAAACACCACTTGTAACCTCAACATATGCAGTATTTATTATGTCCATATAAGACTGATTAACATTTTCTAATGCTTTTGTATTAATCATTCTAAAAGTCTTGTTTAACTCCTTATATGAGTTGCTAATTATATTCTCAAATGCTGGCGATTTTAATACTTTCATAGGATTTACTTTAATCATACCATTTTCATATGCTTTATTTAAATAATCTATATTAAAAGTATTTTCTTGTGCTTCTTCTAGCATTTGCAATATTTCTTTTTTGGATTTATTTGTATATTCAGAAATTAATTCTACCATGTCATTACTGAATGTTCCTAATTCATCAAGTTTTTTTAATCTCCACTCAAGAGTACCACCTAAAGTGTCATAATTATCAAATCTATTTGCTATATCTTTTACAATTTCAAGTTCCAAATTGTCATAGATATCTATTATTGGTTTTATTAGTTCATTTATTTTTTTATCATTCACTAATAATCACCTACATTTCAGGTTCTTCCTCTTCTTCTATTGGTTCTAATAATTTTTTTCTTTCATTCATTTTCTTTATATACTCTATTGCTTCTTCTTCACTCCAGTCACGAGTAGTCATAAAATATGCTACTCTATCAATTATTCCTTGTGAAAGTTCTAGTTGCGATTGTTTTTGAATTGTTTCTTTGTCAACAAGAATGCTATCATCCCAGTTATATTCAACTGAATAATTATTTTTTACAGAAATACCATATAATTTACATAATACATAAATGCCATAAATTAAATCATCAAATGCGCTTTGTAATACGGCTTGTATGTCTGACACTGTTACATAATAATCTTGTTTTGATTGTTTCATTTCTGTTGCTGTTTTTTCAATTGCTTCTGGTTTAGCAAGTGTACCATGAGATAAATGACATGCACTTTCTATTTGTATCAAATGTTCATTAAGTCCATTGAATAATGGATTATCTCTTATTTCTGGGCTAAATATATTCATTGATTTATCTTTTGTTTCATCAAAATCCCATTTTCTAAAGTAACGGTCTTTTCCTTTTGGTACTTTAAAACCACCTTTACCATCTGGTAAGCATATACTTTGGTCTATATCAATTGCTAATTCTGTACCTTCATATTCATGGATAATTCTAGAAAATTGATTATCTACTTCTTCTAATAATTCTATAGCATTATGATAAATAGGTTGTCCTATCGGACTATTATTATCTAAATCATTTTCTGTAGGCATTGTAGCAAATCCACCTATTAATCTATCTACACCTTCAATAGTCTCTATATCTTTTATATCTTTCCATTTATCAACTTCTGTTAAGCTTATTTTACTTGATAATGTTACACCACTAATGAAACCCTTATAACAAATATTTTTAATTGTTATTTTATTATCTTTGTACTCGTTATATTCAAGTCTAGTATATATTTTATCTTCTTTTACTACTTGATCTATTAAAATATAACTTGTTAAGTTGTCATCATCATCAAATGCAACAGGTATGAATTTATCTGCCTGTACTACATTTACTTTTATATCTTTACCATTAAAATATGGTCTAAAAAAAACAGATGATTTTCCTAACATCTGCTCTGTATATTTTCTTTTTTTTCTTAACAATTTTTGATATATTCCATCAATATATGGTTCTGAACATGTACTTTTGTATTCAATAGTTACTGCTTTTGCTACTTTTTCACACATTGTTCTTGCCACATGCAAAGATTTAGTATTTTCATCAATCCATGGTTCTTGTTTATTATATATTTTACTCCATGTTTGAATCGCATTTAATATACTTTCGCTAGTTTCCATATCTAATCCAAAGTCATTTACTATTTTTTTATAATCAAACATTTTATGCCACCATCCTTTAACTTTATTTATTAAGTTACCTATCATTGTCATCCTCCTTTTCTAATTCTTTTAGAATCGGTATCATAGCCTTAATTAATTTCCATATACCCATTATCAAGTACCTTAATGCATCCATACAATGGTCATTTTGCTTTACTGGTATTTCTTTACCTTTTTCAATTGAATCTTCATCATATTCATATAGATACATTTCCTTGATTAAATTTTTTTGTTTAGGAGATATAAATATTGCACATAGCGACAATACTTTTTGCACTCTACTTATTCCTAAAGACACATCATTTTTAGCATCCTTTATCATAATATCTGGACATTGTTTTTTTATTTCTTCTGCTAATCCTTTTGCAGATGGATCTATAAATACATATCTTATAGTCAATCCTTGTTCTTCAAGACTATCTTTAAATTTTTTGAAATCTAATGCATAATCACTTGGACTCTTTTGCTTTCCAGTCTCACGACCAGAATAATAGTATTCATCTATTCCTCGAATACATTTATTTTGATAATCTATTCCAAATGCTTCATATGTTGTAGCATTCATTTGCCCATAGTCTACTCCTATGTAGCAATATTCCATATTCTTGCAATCATCTTGAGTACATTCTTTTACATGAACACTTTCATTAAACATATAATAGATTAATTCATCTATTCCTGTGCATAAGCCAAGCCATAGCCAATTATACATTACTTCATCTATTGTTTTTAATATCTCTGCTGATTCTATTAATTTTTTACCTAACCAATTAACAGGTACATCTCTGTAATCGACATGCACATGTTTAGTGTCTGGTCTTCTCTCCATTTTTTCGCACCATTCCATTATAGGTGCTTTTGGATTTTTTGGAGGATTGAAGTAATATTCTATAACAAAGTCCTCATCATTACCACGAATGAAAGTAGCCTCTATATTTTGTAATTCATCTTCTCCCTCGCCTTTATCAAAAAACTCTGTTAATTCATCTATTAGTACTAATACTATTGGTCTATCTTCATCTATCATACCCTTAGTGTCATCTATTGAATCATTACCTGTAAAATAGATTGTATTACCAGTTTTCTTGTATGTTATTTGCATAGGACTTACTGTTATTTTAAATTCATTTTTATTATAGCCTAATCTTGTTATTGCTCTTAAGCATTCTTTAAATACTGTCTTTTTTAGTTTATTATGAAATTTTCTTAAAACTACTACTGAACCAGGATTATCATCAACTATGGTCCTTATGCCTTTAATTCCCATATAACTTGATTTAGTACCAGCACGACCACTTGTTATTACATGATGGATATGTTTTGTATCATGAAATAATGGATAAAATTTTGGTATTATCAAATCACTTATCTTTATTATTTTCATAATCTTTCAAATCATCAACAAGAATAACATGATCATTTTCGTTATTTGGTGCCTCTTGTTGTTTTTCTCTCCATTTATCTGGTTTACGATTTTTTAACCAAAATATTTGTGCCGTAGTATCTGCTGGTATATGTACTTCATCATATACTTCAACTATTTCCTCATGCTCATTTACTTTATAGCCATCATCATTATAGTCTACTTTCTTTACTTTTATATGTTTTAATACTTTTGCATTATAACCAAATGCTTTTTTTAATAAAGAATTCTCTACTTCATAATCAACAATACTCTTACTTTTTTTTAAGGTGTCATTTATGTCACTATATTTTTTCTTCCATTCGTATAATGTTTGTCTTCTTATGCCACAATTATTAGCTATTTGTTCATCAGTAAGACCATCTCTAGCCCAGCCTTTGAGTAAAGTCAAACCATCATCTGTTAGCCAATAGTCTACTTTACTTTTTGCCACGACTATTCACCTCTTTTTAATATTTTCTCTATTTTTTTATTTTTTCTGTTTTCCATTCGTATTACTTGTAATAAACAACTTGCCATTCCTATAAAATAGCCTAATATTAAACTAATTATTATTCTTAACATTTTTTTCATACCTCTTTTGTTCTTCTTCACATTTTCTTGCTCTTGGACATTCTTTACAATGGTATATCATGCATAATTTTAAATTTTCCTTTTTCTTCTTCATATTTTTTTCCTCAATAAAAAAACAACCTTATTGGTTGTATTAATAGATACTGTCTAATGATATAAAGGTTTGACCTTGTTATAAGTTAGTATACAAGGGCTTATCTAACTATTTTCTAAAGCGAACAAGTTAATTACTCTTGAACGATACCTCTTTACTTCTCCCTTTTTATATATCACTAGACACTACCTGTTAAAGGTAATGCTATTTACTATCTTATCCTCTCGGAGTTCGTATAGCAAATAAAATAAGAACTTCTAGTGCCTTATAGACACCATAGAATAAATATAAAGGTTTCTAAATTAAACATTACGCTTAGTTTAATTCGTTGCGTTAAGTCAAGTGCATCCATCAACCTTTAACTCGACGTGGTTATTTATATATTTACTCTATGCTACCTATAAAGGTAGTATCACTACTCTATATTATTCACTTAACACCAACGAAAGAAATTAAGTTTTCATATATTTTGTATACACGACTTGGTTCGTTGTCTAGGGTATTAGTCGTTTTCCCTACCTCTAAAATAAGATTCAATACTTAACTTTGAGATGTCAGCCATTAATTCTTTGCAAACACAGGATTTTATGTGTTTTCCTCGTATTTAGTACTTAATCATATTTCCACACGGGAAAATAGGCTTATAAGCACCATATCAAGTAAATAATAGTTGTGCAAATGTCACTACCTTAGGGTTACATATACGCTTTTTGTTATAATCAGGGGTTTACTTAATGTAATCAACAATTCTAAACGAGTAAAGGCTTAATTATAACTGACATTTAATCCTGACTACAGGCTTCACTATTTACTCAATATGCTACTTACAAAAAGTAGCACAATAATTTAAAAGGAGTTGCACGGGACTTTGTATTATCCCATGCTACCATTTTAACATAATCAAACGGACATCGAACGGACATTTTTATTTTCTATCTCATTATTTCTTTTTCCTGTTATTTTTGAATATATTCTTCTACATTGCCTTTCACTATAACCTGTTAATTGTGCAATTTTCCACCACTCACGAGGTTTTCCTCTATGTTCTTGTATATATTTTTTATCGTTTCTTAATTCATAAACTTTTTGCTTCAATGGTTCATATTCTCCAATTCTTTTTAGTTCACTTTCTACATAATTACTTAATGAAATTAAATAATCATTTAAATGGTCTATCCACCATTCGATGTCTTCATTTTCACATTTATAGACATACTTGAAAAACTTTTCTTCTCTTGTCATGCTTCCATCTACTCTATCAGTATTTGGATCTGCTACTTTCGGTTGTGTTTCATTAAAAAGCAAATTCTTTCTATCTATGTATAAATTTAATAAATTTGTTATTCTATTTATTTCATTATTTGCTTCTTTTATTGAAAATTCAAATTTTTCCATTTTTCCCCTCTTTTCCAAACTTAATGTAATACTTCAATAATTCATTTGATATACTTTCATATCTTTTTTTCAATTGTTCGTACTTTATTCTTAATTCTATGAGTTCATTCTTTTTTTCTTCATATAGTTTTTTGTAATCCATATATTACCCCTTTTATTCTTTACTCTCCCAATCAAAATGTTCTTGAAGTTTTCCATTTTTCATTCTCACATACTTACTTATATTATTTTTATAATTTACTACAAACCCCTCAACATTTCTATTTACTTTACTTGTATACTTTTCATAAATACTATCTAATTGTTCTTTACTTGGTATATTAACTAATTCTGCAACTTCTGGTACTATACCTATAAAGTTAGGTATTGTTTTACTTATAAATGGATATATAAATAAATCGTGTTCATAAATTAAATTATATAAATTAAAATCATCATCTACATTCGCTTTTGCAAACATATAAAATTTTTTATCAAATTCATCTATTGTATATTTAAGATTTCCCATTCCTAGCCATTCACCACAAATTGCACTATTATTAAACATTTCTGTTTCTAATACTTCTTTGTTATTTAATAGCCATTGATATAATCCTTTATATAAAATATCTTTTGCTTCTTCTAATTCACTAATTTTAAATATATTTTTTCTTTGTGCTATATACAATTCATCTTCCTTTTTAAAAATCACTAAATTACTACCATCTAGTTTTTCAGTTAAATATACTTTATCTCCTTTACATCTTACTCTTTTTGTTTTTGGATATATTTCTTTACCTTTTATCATTATTTATCACTCTCCTAAATCTATTCCTTCAATGCTTAATCTATATCTTAAATCAGCATTTTCTTTTCTTAATTTTTGAATTATTTGACTTGCTTCTAATCCATATAAAATATAATCTATTTCTACAAGTCTATTTACTCTTTTAGGTGATTTCTTACCGACTTCCCATAAATCTTGAATTTCTTTTTCTATTCTTGTTTTTTCATTCTCATAAAAATCAATTAAATCTTTATTCATCTTTATTTCCTCCTAATTTATCATAATAATCATCTACATCACCACTTAAGTTATTAAATATAATCATTATCTTTGTTTCCCATCGTGAATTACTAGGAACAAAATTTAATGATAATACATTTGCTAATTCATCCCAACTCATATATTGAAGTTCAGGTGCTTTATATCTATTACTATTTTTAATTTTTTCTATTTGTTCTATAATATTTGCTATTCTTTCTTCATTAAAATCACATTTTTCATCAATTACTTTAATTATTTCATCTGCTATTTTTTGAAAATCTCTCATTATTTACCTCCTATTCCAAATTTTTAAAATATTTCCAGATGGAGAAACAATTTTAAACTCTTTTCTATCAACAAATCTTGGATTTAATTCTTTTAATTCTTTTGGTCGTTCTACTTCAATTCCTTTTATTTTCATCTTCTACTCCTATTATTTCTTCATATTTTTGTAAAATTTCTTTTAAAGTATTTAATTTTGATTGTTCTTGCATAGCCATTACATAATCTTCTTCACTATCATATTCACAATTATAATTAATACTTGTTCCTTTTGGTTCAATACTATATATTTTATCTTCTAAATATTTTATAAACTCTTTTTGTTGTTTTATCATATTACATACTTTTAATTGATTTAACTGCATATTTTCAAATGCTCTTTTGTTTTGATTATCTAAATCTTTTATATCTTTTTGATATTCTTCAACTTGTTTCTTTAATTCTTGATTTTCTCTTAATAAAATTTTTAATTCGTCTCTAGGTATTAAGTAATGGTCAGAACCTTGTATATAATATTTGTTATAATCTTCTGTTGTCATCATTTACCTTCTTTCAACTTTTTCTGCGTTTTCTATCCTTTCTTTTGCAATATTAAAATATTTTTCGTCGAGTTCTATTCCTATAAATTTTCTATTTGTATTTACACATGCAACACCAGTTGATCCACTTCCCATAAAAGAATCTAAAACAACATCATTTTCATTAGAACTTTTTTCTATTAGATATTTTAATAATTCTACTGGTTTTTGAGTAGGATGTAGTTCAGGCTTACATTTGTTAAAACTTAACAAATCTCTTTCTCTTTTACCATTTAGTTTTTTTCCTTGCTCTTTAACAGCAAATATTATGAATTCGTATGATGGTGCATACTGCCCATATAAGTCACCCATCCCGAAACCATTTTTATCCCAAACGAGAATATTTTTAATTATAAAAAAGTTTTCTATTTTTTGTTTAAATTCATCTATTTTTTGTGCGGGTGCAAACATGTATAAATGCCCATCATCTTTTAAGATTTTATTTGCTTTGTAAAGCCATTCATTTAACCAACTTGTATTTCTATCATAGAACATAGGTAGATCTTTGTTTTTTTTCATGTTCGACTGATATCCGAAGCCGTATGGACAATCAGTTAATATTAAATCTACACTTTTTTCAGGTATTTCATTCATTATCTCTAAACAATCACCACATTTTAAATCAATCATAATTTACCTTCTTTCAATTTATTTACTTCATCTATTAGTTCATTAAGTACATCATATTCTTTAGCAGTTACTAAATATCTTTCTGCAACACTCATTCTTTTAAATTCTGCAATACATGGTAAGTCTAATTTTTCTATTTTCTTATCTTCTTCTATGATTTCTATTTCGTCATTTAATTTATTATTTCTTACATAATACTCAAAAAGTAATATACGATTAATACTATTATCTGCATAACAAAATTCGTGATGTATAAATACCCATTCGTAAATAGTTTTATGTATCTTTATCTTTTTAGGTGCTTTACCATCTTTAATTAATCCTATTAATTCATACATTGTTATTTTCATTATTCTTCACTCACTTTCTCTGCTAAATCATCAAAATAATTATCTTTATTTAATTTTCTTATTTGTCTTACAAAACTGGCATTTGATTTTGGAATAAATTGTTTAGTTTCTTTGTTATATTCATCAACAACTACATCATTTACATAAATAATTCCATTTCTTATTGACTTCATATTAATTAGAATATCCTTTATTTTTTGATTATTCCAAAATGTAGCATTCATATAAGATAATTCTTGTTTACTCGTATTATCTTTAATCTTTAACATTATTATTGGCTCTTTCTAACTCTTGCATTTTATCTAAAATATTTGAATAACAAATATATTCAGTATCAAATAATATTGCTTGTTTTTTTTTAACATATTCTTTTAACTTATTCCAATTATCTTTTAGTTGGTATATTTCTTTATCAATTAGTTCTTTGTATATCTTAGATGAATTACTCTCTAGTCTTATAAAAAATTTGACTATACTTTTATCTCCAAAATATTCTGTTATCCATTCATCAGTCCATAAGTTAATTTGTCCTTTTACAAATGGATCTTCTTCTATTTTGACTATTTTATAACCATTTAAATATTTACCTATTAAAGGATATAAATCTTCTTTATTCATTCTGACACCTCTTTTAATATATCTTTTATTTTTATAACTTCTATTAAATTAACAAAACTACAGCCTTCTTCTTCACATTCTTTATCCATTCTATTTATAATTTCTATTGCCTTATCAATAACTTCTTTTTGCTTTTTGACTTGTTGTTCACTCTTTTCAAATGCCTTTGCAATAGCACAAACAAACCATAATTGTTCTTGATTAAATGTTTTTACGACTTTCATTTCATCAACACTATCTAATATTGGTATTTTAACTTCTATATAATCTTTATCCATATTCTTATTCCTTCCTTTCCAAATACTCTTTTAATTTAGGATCATACTCGCCTAAAATTTTCAATGCAGTTAAATAGTTATTCTTATATACTTTTATCATTTTGTTTAATTTATTTATTTTTATTAGTAAACAACCTATGATAAATGCTAGTATGTAAATCATTTTAGTTCCTCTTTAAATTCATATGTTCTTTGCAAATCTTCGTAAAACATACCATTTAAAAGTTTTATTTTGTCTATTTTATTTTCTAATTCAACAATTTTATTTGTTACTACTATTACAAATACTGTTTGAATAATTGCTATTAATAAAATTGGTATTATTGTTTTATAATCTATTTTTTTCATTTTTCCTCCTACACTTCAAATATAGATATTTGTCTATCTATGTTATTTAACATTTTATCTTTTGCATCTTTGCAAAAATTCTTTTTTATTTCAAATCCGTAACAACTTCTATTTAATTCTGCACATGCTCTTAAAGTACTTGCACTTCCACAACACGGATCAATTACTACATCGCCCTCATCTGTAAAAATTTTAATTAATTCTTTTAATACATTTACTGGTTTTTGTGTTGGATGAATTTTAGGTACTTCTTTACTATCTTTTTTCCACTCGAACCAATTGAATATCATGTGATTTTTACCATCAATTCCTATATTATTAAATTTAGGTAATTTTTCTCTATATAGAACTACTGCATATTCACAAGCATTTACTATTTTCATGTTTGCCTTTAGTACCTGCGCTGAAAAGTTTTTACAAAATACTAATGGATAACTCTTTGTAAGTCCATGCTTTTTTCCTTGTTCAACAACCATAGGTATTTGTTCGAAAGCACAAAATACTATCATCGCAGGAGCATTAGAGCTTCTTCCTCTTTCTCCACCTTTTTTTGGTTCTTTATTTAAATATCTAGTGCAAAAATCAAAGAAATTATTTATTTTGAAATCATTATCTGTATCGAAAAAACTTGAACCTGCTAACTTTGATTCACCATTTTTATTATCACCATCAACATACCATTGAGGGTTAGAAGCATACGCTTTATTTCCTAAATTATATGGAATGTCTGCTATGATCAATTGTGCATGTGGTATTTGATATCTTTTAGCGTTTTCGAAATGATCATTTATCAATTTTATATTTATATTTCTGTTTTCATCTATTTTTATTTTTTTATCTACTATTTCAAATTCCATTTATAACTCCCTTTTCATCAATTTAACAACTTTTATACTTAAATCTATTAAATCTTCAATTGTTACTTTATAGTACTTTTTATTGTCTATACTCTTAAAATGTTTTTCTATTTTTAATTTTGTTAATTCTTCAATTGTTAGTTCCATTTATTGTTCCTTTCTAGGTCTTCCTCTTTTCTTTTTAGGACTTATCAAATTTTCTATTTCTTCTTCTGTATATACTCTGTTTTTATATTCATTATTTAATCTTTTATTTGTTTTATTTATTTCTGCCATAATGAATTGTCTAGAATCATTTCCTATCATTTTCGATTTTTGATTTTGATATGCCAATTCTAAATCATGTTCATTGTTTAAACTTCTTCTTTCTTTTCTTAAATCATGAATTTCTTTTACCACATTTATACTTGCTTCATCACTTAATTCGTTATTTTCTATTAAGTGATATAAATCTGATAATTTATAATCTACCTTTTGAAGTTCTATGGATTGTGTTTTGATCATATCATCTATATCATCAAGTATACTTATAGCATTTTTTATTTTTTCTATTATCAACTTATCTCTCATCAAATCTCCTTTATGTCATACCCCTTGAATTGCATCATTTTTTTCTTTAATTTATATACTTCTGTATGATAACCTTTTGTATCAACAATAATAAGTTTTCCATCTTTTACATAAGTAAAATCTGCTATGTAATTTATTGACCTTATTGTTTTTTCTTTAAATTTAAAATTTGGTTGTAATTCAAATTTTACTTGTGTTTTTAAATCTGTTATCTGTTTGTTTTTAAGCATCATTTCAAGAACTATATAGTAATCTCTCTCTTTTTTAGAATCGAATGTCATGCCTTTATAAAAACATTTTTTGTTATGATACTTATTCATTATCCCAACCTAATTCTTCTATCTGTTTATTTATCGCTTGGAGTTCTTTAAAATCTAATGTAATGCCTCTTCCATCTTTCCATATTGTAATTACTTTATCCACTTGATAAAAACTAAAACTATCTTCGTCTACTTCTAATATGCTTTCAACCTTTCTTTTTTTGTCATATTGTAAAGGATACTCATAACAATTTTTGTTGTATTTAAATCCCAATTTTTCAAACATTTCTTTCGCTTTCATTTGTTTCCTCCTTCAAATATTTTTTATAATGTTCTTCGTGTTCTGGAAATCTTTCTACCATAAAATCATATATTAAATCTTTTACTTCTTGATTATTCTTTGTATGAACTTCAATTATGTGTTGATTATATGTTAATGGTACTAAATTCCATAATTCATTGTTATTTCTATTTCTATCAATATGATGATAATGTCTTATTACAAACACACTGCCTTTTTTAGGTATATATTGATTTTGTAATCCGACTATATAGTCTTGATTATCATCTGCTTCATATAATTTATCTAATTGTTCTCTTACTTTTTTTGGTATTTCCATTTTATTACCCCCTAAATTAGATTTAATTTTGCTATTTCATTTGGTGTCATTGTTTCAATATCTAATTGTTTACATTCTTGTATTATTCCTTCTATAAAGATTGTCATTTCCTTTGTATCAAACTCACTACTACCTTTGTAAATTCTATATATAGTGAATTCTCTATTATTAAATAACCTTTTGGATACTATTTGATAATATTTAAAATAGCCTTTTGGATCTATTGAAGATAGCATACTTATTTCGCTAACTTGTCCATAAGCCTTAAGCATTTCAAAGTATACTTCTTCTTTAGATTTTCCTATTAAATTCCCTATTTCAGTGATTAATTGCCAAGCATATGAATTTTGTGATAAACTTCTTTTCTTTCTTTTTTCTTTTATTTCAAATTGCTTGTCCTTTTCTTTCCCATACAACCACTGAATTATTTGTAATGGTGTTCCTATCATAACTTATCCTCTAGAATGCTATATCGTCATCACTAATCTCAATTGAGTCTCCAAAGTCAGCATAAATCTGTTCATCAGTTGATTTTTTGACATTCTCTGCTTGTTTTGGCTCTTGTTGATTATTTGTTTTAGTTTGTAAAAAACTCATTCTATTTGCCATAAAAGTATAGTCATAGTGTTTGTTACCTTTGTTGTCTTCCCAATTGTGATTTTTGACGCTTCCTTGAAAACCAATTAAATCGCCTTTTTCACAATATTTGCATACGTTTTCTGCCATTTTTTCAAATAGTGTAATAGGTACAAATGTTACATCATCTTTTCCATTTTGCACTGCTAAATCTATTTGTGTTACTGCTTTATTTGAACTTGTATATCTTAACTCTGGTGATTTTGTTAATCTACCTATAAATATAAAATTATTATTCATCTAAACATAACTCCTTTAATGTATATTTTTTATCTGCTTCCATACCTTCGTACATAGTTCCTTTTTTAAAATATGGGAAGTAAAATGATTCACTATTTATATGAATAACAATATAACTTTTTTCGCTATCGAAATTTCTTTTAACAATATCGCTAATTCTATTTTTAAATGGTCTGATAACTGCACTTAAATATTCTTTTTCTACATCATCAAGTATTTCTTTTTCTACTATTAATCCATTTTCAACTTCTAATGTTCCTGTAAAATCATTTGGTAATGATTTAAAAAACTTTCCATTTTTGTTTTTTGCAATTTCAAACTTGCCTTCTGGGAAACATGCAGTATAAACTTTTCCTATTTTATCTGAATTTTTATGTTTTAAAACTAATATATCTATATAATCGTCGCCTACCTCTTTTATTTCACCTAAATACATATCTGTATTTGTAAAATTATAATCATTGCTTATTCCTCTTACTTTATCTCCTACTTTAAATTTCATATTATTCCTCCTATATTATTGCTAATAAATATTTTTTATCTATTCTTTCTAATTTAACTAATTTTCCTAATCTACCTTTTGGAAGCCATAGACAATATAATTCATCTACTTTACCATCTGCTAATTCATATAAACTATTTTGCCAACTGACATATAACTCATCTAATTCATAAGTTGTTTTTATATCAATAATTGCACTTTTACCATTTACATAGCCTTTTAAATCTAATGTTCCAGCATATTTGTATTCATATGATATTCTTTTTTCACTATCAGTTATTTCAATTTTATATTTATCTTTTATTTTTAAATAATCTTTTAAACTCTCTTCCTGATATATGTTTGGTTTATAATATCGTTTTATATATGCTAATGGTTTTTTTGGCTTTTTCTTTTCTATTATTTCAATAAATTTGTGAAGTTCTGTTCCATAACTTGCTTTGTTTTGTAATATCTCTTTGGGAACATTGTCATACTTTAATGGAAATAATTCTTGAAGTATTTGTGTTACACTTTTTAGAATTATTCCATTTTTTATGTATGTATGAGTTTCTTCATCAAATTCTAATTTAATTGAACTTGACATATGCTTTTCTTGTAGATGGTACTAAGTATTGATTATAAAATTCTTCATTTTCTTTTTTAAATTTTGTACTATCAAATCTATTTGTTGTAGTTTCTTCATAATAAGTTGCCTTAAATGTTCCATCTGGACTTGTATATTTTTTTATTCCATTTACTTCCATTTGTTCTTGAAACATATTTTTTAATTGTTCTTCCATTTTTGCAAGTTCAACTTTTGCTTTTTGAACTTTTTTTATAAATTTTATTCCTTCTTTTGTTAATTCTAATTCATTATTATTTACTACTATTAAATTATTTTCCATATTAATTCTCCTCTTTCTTTTTTACATTTTTGCTTATTAATTCACTTGCTTTTTTCATTGTGATATCTTCTATTTTTGTAATATTGTTTAATTCTAATAATTTATTTAAGTTATCATCTTTATAAATTTTTAATAATAATTCTATTTGTTTTGGTGTTGCTTTTGCTTCTTTAGAAACTGCTTTTTTATAACCATTTTCTGGACTTGGTTCTTTATCTGGATCATCGCCAGTACTTATTTTATATGCTTTCATTAATGCGTATTTATCAGCATATGTCATTGCTTTACCTGGTGCTTTATCGCCTGTATCTAATCCATCTCCATATGTTGTAATATCAACATATTCTTCTGGTTTTTCTATGTTTACAAATCTATATATTGTTTCTAGTCTCATAAATAATGTATTTGTTTTAGTAGTTGTAACATCATCTGTTCTTGCATTTACAAACTCTGTTTCTTTTACTAATGTATCGCTATCTATTACTTTTCTTGCAAATGGATAACTATAAATTCCATACTTTGTTTCTAATGGTTTTACGTTGTCAAGTATGTCCCTTTCACTAACTGCTTTATAACTTGATGTTTTATTTACTTGTACATTTAAACCTTTTTCTACAACTGACATTTCATCAGTAACTTTTTGCATTTTTTCAAATATATTCATTTGTCTAACTCCTTCTTCCATTCCAATACATGACACATTCTCAACATTTGATTTGCTCTGTGTTTTATATTGTTTATTGTTTCTTCCATTTCTTCATCTGTTATACAGATATAAAAACCACCTTTAACCCCTGAAATACTACCTACCATTCTTTTAAAATTTTTATCTTCTCGGATGTTTTGTATAATCTTTCTCATTGCTTTGTCGCTTCCAACTTGAAACTTGCCTCTCAACACTTGATTTTTAATTAAGTTTTCTTTCCCTTGATTATTTTCAACCAAGTAATCGTAAACTCTTTCTTCTATTGTTTTTTCTTCTTTCTCTTCGTTATACTCTGTAATGTCATTGTCTTCGCATTCTGGACATAAATTAATCATTTCTCCATATGAGTTTCCAAAGGTTGAATAAACACCATAATATGTTTCTAAATCTACTTTCCTTGGGGTTTCAAATTTACAATCACAATTATTACATTTGTACATTCTCTAACTCCTTTAAAAGTTTTTTATTCTCTCTCTTAAGTGTTCTAATTTCTTTTTCTAACTCATTTACTTTCTTTGCTGATTGAATTTCTAATATGCAAAGTTTTTTATGTTCTTCCTCTACTTTTGATTTGTATTTATTTGCTTGTCCTAATGCATAATCTTCATTTAATTTTTTATCGTTTAATGTTTTCATTATCGAATCAATTTGATTTTTTAATAATCTATTTTCTTCTTTTAAACTTCTTTTTGTTTCAATTGTTTCTTGTAAATATTCTTTTATCATTTTTTAAGCAACTGATAATGTAACTTCTGAATCTTCTGTAAGCATTTTAACCAAACCTTCAATTGTCCATATTCCAAATTCCATATCAAGTTCTGGTACATAACCTCTATAATTTGAAATTTCATTATCCCAGTTTAAATTTATTTTGATATTATCTCCTAGATCAACAATTAATTCTTTTCGTTTAGTTATTGCCTCTTCTAAGTCTTTCAGCAAGTTCTCTTTGTTCATCAGTTAATTCCTCCTTTTTTATTTCTTTATTAAACCATTCAGGGGTTGATACTTCTTTTTTTACAATTTCTTTTGATTGTTTTTTATTTTTGAAATCTTCTTCATCTTTTTGTATTTTTTGAATTGTATCTAAATTTTTCTTTTTCCAATTTTCTAAAGTGTTATTTATGTACTTTAGATTGTATGCTCCATTAAGAACTGCATTCTTAATTGCATATCTTGTTATTTCGTTATCTTCCCAATGGGATATGTATTCATATTCAGTTGGACTTAAAGTCCTTCCGAATTCTTGCTCTATATAACTATAAATATTAATATTATCTATTATTCTATTATTCTTATATTCTACTATTGTGGTTAGTTGTTGGTTAGTTGTTGGTTGATTGTTGGTTAGTTGTTGGTTAAGTTCTTGGTTATTTTGTTGGTACATATCATAGTTATTTACTGATATTATCGTGAATTTATTGGTTGATTTTGTGGTTATTTCGTTGGTTGAAATTAAGTGTTTTATTGCCGTTCTTATCTCTTGCTCTGATAAACCTAATTCTTTAACTAATTTTTTTCTACCTGTTACAAAACTACCTCTTGGAACTACAATTCCTTGATATGAACAATCTTTCCAATTCGCTTTTAATATGCAATGAATGAATACCGCTTTTGTATTTACATCTGTATACCACTCCCAATTGAGAAATTTATTATGAATTTTTATCCACTTTTCATTCATTGTTTTTTCCTTTCAATTTGACTTTTGTTCGTTTTTCTGCTATAATTATTAAATGTAAATTTTTTATATTTACGATTTAATTTGAATTATCTACTTTCGATCGTGGTTGGTTGTGTAGATAATTCTTTTTTTTCGTTAAAATGTTCTGCATTTATACATAATCCTATAAATCCAGCAATACAGAAAACTATAAATAATACATATACTAATCTATCTTTCTTACTCATTTTTTGATCCGCCTCCTTTCTATTCTTTTCCTAATACATATTTATCAAAATATTGTTTAGGTATTCTTTTCCCAATGATAATCACATTTGGATTTTCTTTTTTCATTGCTTCTTGCAATTTAGTTATTATTCGATAACTTTTTGTTTCACCAAATCCAGTGATTTTCATTACATCTTTTACACTATACATTTTTCTCTATTCCCCCTCATAAAATTTTGTCCAATCAAAATCTAATATTTTTGCTATTTTTTGTGCCAATTTTGGACTTGGGCTTCTTTTTCCATTTTCAATGTACCCATACATCTGTTGAGTTATATCTGTTAATTTTGCTACTTCAAATTGAGATAAACCTTGTCTATTTCTATAGCTAATTAACCATGTTCGTTTTTTCATATCTCGCCTCCTTGCTTTTTAAAACTTTTTGTTGTATAATTTGGTTGTCTAATCAAGAAAAACTCTTGACTAGATATGTACTTAATTCAATATTTTTTCAACTTAATAGTATGAAAAGAGCATTGAATAAAATTTTAAATCTTTTATGTAATGGAATTACTATTAACTTTATAATTATTAAAGGTAATAATAACACTATTCATAAAGATTAAGCCTTGAAATCAAGTCAGGTCGCCAAACTAGAACTTGGTTTCTTTTTTTGTAATCTCTTGCTTATTTTTGATTACACTCTAATAATACAACTTATGGTTTAGTTTGTCAATATGTTTTTTAGAAATTTTAGATATTTTTTATAATTAATATTGTTTTTTATAAACTATTAGTTGTATAATTCAATTGAAAGGAGATTTTTTAGATGAAATTTTCAGATAATTTAAGGATATTAAGAGCAGAATATAGATTAACACAACAAGACATAGGTGATATTGTAGGTTTAACTGCTCAAGCCGTTAGTAAATGGGAAAATAATTTAGCTGAACCTGACAATGAATCTCTTAAAAAGTTAGCAAAACATTTTAATGTTTCAGTTGACTATTTATTGGGAATAAAAGAGGAAAAAGAAACAAATGCACTTGATAATTTACTTTTCAATAAAGCAAAAGAATTATCAGATGATGATAAGAAAGCAATTTTAGGAGTAATAAATGCTATTAAAAAAGATGTTGACAAAGATTTAGATAAATAATTCTTTGGGAGGTATTGAATGTTAACTTGTTTGCTTAATAATGAAATTGATGAACAACAATACTTAATAGAACATAATGCAAAAATAATATATAAAAAGTTACCTAAAAAGGTGTATGGTTTCGTTTTTAAATATAGAAATATAAATTTAGTTGTGATCAACTGGAATATTTCTAAAGATAAAAAGAAACTTACTTTATTACATGAATTTGCACATATAGAATTAAGTCACTTAAATAAATGTGAACAACTGCTTGAATTTAGTATTGAAAATGCAGAGGATGAAGCAGATGAGTACATCAAATTCATTTTAAGTTAGCACATTTAATACCCACCTAAAGAATAACAAAATTAAAAATAAAAATAAATAAAAAATACATGAATGACCTGTTTTCTGCACTCAATATATAATTCATGACAAAAAGCATAGGTTTCATGTAAATATTATTGTTTTTAAATTAAATTAGTTTATAATTAGATAAAAAATATGCTAGTACAGATATTTTTTAATAGATGTAAAGGAGGTATATTATGAGTCAATTTTGTACTAATTGTGGAAAACAACTAACAAATAATGCTTCGTTTTGTACAAGTTGTGGTACAAAAATTTCTACTATACAAAGAGGAATATGTAAAGAATATAAATTTACCTCAATGCATGGTGGAAGATGTATAGTTATTTTAGATAATGACAAAATAACAATTCGAAGAAAAGGAGTTCGCTCATTTGCAAAACACGGACTTAAAGGCGATAAAACTATAATGTTAAAACAAATTTCTTCAATACAATTGAAAGAAGCAGGATTAACAACTGGATATATTCAATTTGTAATAATTGGAAGTCAAGAATCAAAAGGTGGATTAAAACAAGCATTAGAAGATGAAAATAGTATAGTTTTTGGTGGTACATTTGATGATAAAACATTAAATAGAAATGCCAGAGAAATAAAATCTTACATAGAACAATTTAATTCAATTAAGCCTATTGAATCAGGAGTCACAAATATAATCAAAAATGATGATAAATATGACAAACTAAAAAAATTAAAAGATTTATTAGATAACAATATAATAAATCAAGAAGAATTTGAAAAAGAAAAATCTAAACTATTAAATAGTTAAAGGGAGTTAAAATGAAAAAATGGTTAAAATCAAGAAATATAGATAAATAAAAAAAGATAGTTCTCCCCGACCAAAGTTTGAACTATCTTAAACGAACTTATAGAAAAAAGTATTCATAAAGAATATTTCTCTTTTCTATACATTAATTTTAACAAAAAAACGAACAAAATACAAGAAAGAAGTGATATTATGGATAAAAAAAGATATTCTAAAACAAGATATCAAAATATTTATAAAAATATAAAGAATAAAAATTACATTGTTTCTATTTCTACACCTAAAACAACATTGTCAACCATTGATGGTAAAAAGATATATGATATTAATGATGCAATTAAATTAAGAGATGACTTTAAAAGTAAACGTTCTAAATATGAAAAAGTAACCTCTAGAGAAACGTTTGAGATATTATGGGGTAAATATATTAACGAATGTGAAAAAGTGGAAAAATTAGCCTATAATACAGTTAAAAAGAAAAAAAGGTTTTATAACGCTCATTTAAAAAAACTTAATGATAAAAAGGTATCTAAAATCACACAAAATGAAATAGTAATGTTTCTTGAAAAAGAAAATACAACAGATAAACAAAAAAATGAATTATTAACATCTTTAAAATCATTTTTCAATTGGTGTTGTAAAAACAATTATTTAGTTGTATCACCAGCACAATATATTAATCCATATAAAGTGACTAAAAATAAAATGAAATATTGGTTACCAGAAGAATTAAAATCATTCTTGAATGTTGTAAATAATGATATATTAAATGGTACAGATATGGAAAAGTTACGTGCATATACAATAAGAACATTTACACTGCTTGATTTCAATTTAGGTGATAGGGTTGGAGAAACTAGAGCACTTACTTTCGGAAATATAAATAACAAATTAAAAACAATATATATAGGACATTCAATTAATTATGATCCAAATGCTGATACATTTTTTAGTAATACAAAAAATCCACATTCTCAAAGAGAATTAGATGTATCTGACAAATTAATTGAGGAAATAGAAAAATGGAAAAGTTTTCTACAGGAAAATTTTAAAATACAAATTACTGATGATACACCTATTATTTTAAATATTAGAACACTAAAACCTTTATCAGATACATATTTAAGAAAAGTATTTAATTATTATATAGAAAAAGCAAATATAACTAAAATTCGTTTATATGATTTAAGACATACTTTTGCGACTACTATGATGACTGAGGGTTGGAATATGTATGTCATTTCAAATCGATTAGGGCACAAAAGAATAACCACAACAATAAATACATACGGAAATATTACGGAAGAAGTTAGAAAAGAGATGGCTTTTACTACTGATAAATATTATTAAAAAGCATTTGAGAGTATTTTTCGGAGTACAAAAATAAAAAAGCCTTATATTATATAAGGTTTTTAATTACTATATGGAGCAGGTGAGGAGAATCGAACTCCCGTAGTCAGCTTGGAAGGCTGAGGTTCTACCATTAAACTACACCTGCATCAAAAATAAGTACTATTTAAGTATACTTATTTTTTTATTAGTTGTCAATACCTTTTTTATTTTTTATTCATTATTTGGTTTATATTTTCTTTGCTTTTCATTTTTCTTTGAAAAAGGATTTATTTTTGAAAATTTCTCTTTTTCTTTAACAAGCATAGAAAGTTCATCAAGTTTACACTTAATTACTATTCTGATTCTTTCATCTGAAATACTTGAAAAATTAAAATTCTTTGCCTCTTGATATCTCAAATACTTTTTTGGATTTTCATTAATATAAGCAAGTTCCTTTTCTAAACTTTCTTTTTTTTGTTTTAAACTAAAAATCTCTGACTTTGATAAAATTGAAGATACAGTTATTTGTTTTTGAATATTTCTTATTTCTTGACAAATTTTACCTTTTTGAGTTTTTAATACTTCAAAATCACTATTTTCTCTTTTTACAACTGGTACATCTATAGAACCATTCATTTTATCTTCGGGTATATTATTAAATATTAAATAAAAGATTTCATTTTGTAATTTTTGAATTCTATCATTCAACTCTTTTATATTTTCTTCTAAATATTGATTAAATATACTCTCATCTTTTAAATTTAATTCATTTTCTTTCAT